CCAATACCGATTTTACTATAGATGGTACAGACACAGACGGCGGAGTAGCCACTTTTGCGGCAGGTCGAATTATCACTTGCACTACCGCTGGTACAGGCGATAACGGTAAAACAGTTACTTTGACTGGCACTGACGTAAATGGCGATACCCAAACAGAAGTGATAACTTTGACTGGTTCGGCTACGGCTCATGCTGGTACAAAATTTTTTAAGACGATAACGGCTGCTGCGGCTTCGGCACAACCGGCGGCGAATGTGTCTATTGGTATGGCTGCGGACGCGGCTGATGTTATTTTTGCAGGAAGAACCCGTTTGAAAGGTGCTTTTATAGTAAATTCAGGAACAGCAGGAACACTGGATTTTTTGACAACGTCACCAACAGGAACATCTGCAATGAAAGTAGGGACCGTGGCTAGTGCTACCGTGACACGAGATGTTAACATACCGGAAGAAGGAATTATTTTTACCGACGGCGTGTACATACAATACACTGTAGCTACATTTACCACTATTACGGCCTTTCATGCCTGATGGCAAGGACCGTTAAAATAGGACCCAAGCCGAAAGCTCCGAAAATAACCTATTTTCGGAAAGGTGGAAAAGTTTCGTCCAAATCAAAAGGTAGTAAAATTTGTCCGGAAGGTAAAGCATGGGCAAAAAGAACTTTTGATACATATCCCTCTGCTTATGCAAATATGGCGGCTTCAAAATATTGCAAAGATCCAAACTACGGTAAAAAAGCGAAAGGCGGTAAACGTAAGGGTCGTTGAATGGGCGAGTTAAAGAAATGGAGAGACCAAGAGTGGGTTCGTATTGGCACCGATGGTTCTATTTTAGGACCCTGCGGCACTTCAAAAGATACAAAAAACCCCGATAGGTGTTTGCCAAGAGCAAAAGCAAATTCTCTTACAAAAGCGGAACGAGCGGCAACGGCGCGTAAAAAGAAAAAGTCAAAAAAAACTGTGGTTGCGAACACAAAAGCAGCCAAAGTTCGTGGTATGAAAGAAGGTGGTTTAGTTGCAAGGGGTTGTGGTGCGATTATGCCGAATCGAAGGAAGAGAACTAAAGGTTCAGTATCAAAAGTGTGAGGTTTGAAATGGCTGGAATGAAACCAAAGATGATGAGAAGAGGCGGTGCAGCTTCTCCGAAAGGAATGCGAAAAGGCGGTGCCGTAAAGAAGTCAAAAAACGGCGCAAAAGGCGGAGCCAACGGAATGACTGTAGCTCAAGCGCGTAGCTTTTTAAAAGGAAAAGGGTATAAAGTGACCAAAGCATAAAATGGCGTATTTGATAAGCAATATACCTCATTTTAATTGTTGGGTCCGAAGAGAGTTTACATGCAACCATATGCGGCATCATGGAGATTATCTTCATGCAATGGCCATAGCGGTTAACACGATACCCGATAGAAGTTTAAGTTTTCAGGTTGTTTTCACCGGTTGCGAAATCGATCCGGATGACGATGAACCAAACATACACGGTGGGGCGATGTGGGCTAGAATGCCCATACAGGCACTTGTTGCCGATATTGTAATGGATGAGTGGCCGGAAAGAATGATAGACCACCTTGCACAGCCGTGGGATTGCGAATCACGAGAACATACCGTCGTTGTGATGGACCGTGTGAGCAGCAGTCCTTGGATTGCGAAAATAAATCATGAATTTTATTCGTCACGATATATGTTTACCGTTGATTACACGGACAACGACATTGCAGACGATCCTGCTCAACATAAACAAAGTCATGTAATGTATATCACAGAGCCTGGAAATTGGTACGGAAATATTGTTGCCCTGCCAAATAATAGGGTTAGAGCAACAAGTCCTGCTCTTTGGGCCACGGGCGAAGGAGCACCTGATTTCAGACCTAGTCAAACTATCCATTCCGCCGAGGGTCATGAAAGCTATATGGACCCATCCATTGTATTTGACAACTTATACAACGATAATGAAGAAGATTGATGGGATGACACTATGGCAACTTCAGGAACAACTACTTTTGAACTCGATGTAAATGACTACATCGAAGAAGCTTTTGAGCGTTGCGGTTTAGAGGCAAGAACGGGTTACGACCTTAAATCAGCTAGACGTTCGTTGAATATTTTATTTGCTGACTGGGCAAACCGTGGTTTAAATCAGTGGACTATTGCTCAACGCACACAAACCACGACGGCGGGCACGGCAGAATACAGTCTTGGCACAGATGTCATAGATATACTTTCTGTAGTCGTGAGAAGGGATAACACAGACATTTCTGCGGAGAGACTGAGCAGAAGTGAGTTTTTGAATATTCCTAACAAAACCACGCAAGCAAGACCCAACCAATTTTTTCTTGATCGTCAAATCACACCTGTGTTGAAGCTCTGGCCTACACCAGAGAATAGCACCGATGTTGTAGTATATGATGCATTGACCCGAATCGAAGATGCGGGAGCATACACAAATACTGTTGATATGCCTTTTCGGTTTTTCCCTTGTTTAGCAGCAGGGTTGGCTTACTATCTTTCAGTTAAACGTGCGCCGCAGAAAACGCAACTTTTGAAAACTATATACGAAGAAGAGTTTGACCGAGCAGCAAATGAAGATAGAGATCGGGCTTCTTTTAACATAACACCAAATTACATGTACTTCCGGACTTAAAATGGCCAAATACGCTTCAGGAAAACATGCCTATGCCATATCAGATCGATCTGGTTTTCGATATCGATATAGAGATATGCGAAAAGAATGGAATGGCATGTTGGTTGGCCGAGATGAATATGAACCTAAACAACCTCAGTTGGGTCCTTTTCGGTCAGACGTTGATCCACAAGCTTTGAGAGATGCGCGACCAGACCGTAAAGAGCCGATGAATGTTTATGTTGGGGTCGTGAATGTGCATGACTTAACGCCAAGACCTCTTCATGGAATTGGTCTGGTTGGAGAGGTAACGGTGACCACATGAGTTTTACTTTTGCACAATTAAAAACGGCTTTACAAGACTACACTGAAAACGAAGAAACAAGTTTTGTGACAAACTTGCCTATTTTTATTCGTCAGGCCGAGGAAAGAATTCTTAAAAATGTACAGCTTACGTTATTTAGGAAAAATGTTACAGGCACGATTGCATCTAACAGCTTGTATTTGAACCTTCCTACTGATTTTCTTGCGCCCTATTCTTTTGCAATAACGAGCAGCAGTGAAAAAATATTTCTTGAATTTAAAGATGTAAATTATTTGCAATCAGTTAACCCAAACCCCGCGACAACAGGTGTGCCAAAGTATTATGCTTTATTTGACGTAGAAAATTTTATTTTAGCACCCACCGCCAGCACTTCTTTTGAATCGGAGCTTCATTATTATTATCGCCCTGCAAGCCTTACAGCCGGTAGCGATTCGGGAACAACATGGCTTAGTGAGAACGCAGAAGTGGCGTTGCTTTATGGATCTTTGATCGAATGTTATACTTACATGAAAGGCGAAAACGATTTGATGCAGCAATATGACAAAAAGTTTGTTGAAGGGTTAACGGCGTTGAAAATGTTTGGAGAGGCTAAAGAGGTAACAGATGCTTACCGTACAGGACTTGTAGTGAGGCAGAAAACATAATGTGGACTGATAGTGCAAACATGCCGACTGATTTTGGTATTACGGTTCAAACTACGAAAAATCGGGGATCGACTCCCGAAGAAATTGCCGAGCGTTGTGTTCGTCATATTATTTCGGTTTCTGATTCCGCGCCAGAGGTAATAAAAGCACAAGCACTTGCTTACAAAGAGCAAATGTTGGTTCTAATTACCTTTTATTTGAAAGAAGCGATAAAAAGTGATAGAACGAATGTTTACAATTTATTGTGTGACGCAGGACAACCTAAACTAGCAGAAGCACTCAGGAGGTTATGATGGCTTTTAGTGGAAATTTTATGTGTACCAGTTTCAAAAAAGAATTGATGACGGCTACGCATGACTTTACAAATTCGACAGGAAATACGTTTAAGTTAGCGATGTATACCAACAGTGCTACTTTCAATGCCGACACGACGGCTTATACGACCTCAAACGAGGTTAGTGGGACAGGTTACACGGCAAAAGGCGCTACGCTTACAAATTCAACTCCCACGAGTTCAAGCACGACCGCATTTACCGATTTCACTGACGTAACATTTAGCAGCAGCACCATTACGGCTAGGGGCGCATTGATTTTTAATGACAGCGCGTCGGGAGATCCCGCTGTTTTAGTTCTTGATTTTGGTTCTGATAAAGAGTCTTCAAGCGGTGATTTTGTAATTGTTTTTCCAACAGCGGATGCGAGTAACGCGATAATCAGGATTGCGTAGTGGCTGATGTAACAGTTGCCCTAAGTGGCTGGAACTCTGTTAACACCACATGGAATTCTGGCACATGGGGTGGCGACACTGTAATACCAGGAGCTACAGGGTCTACTAACAGTGTTACAGTTATTTTGGAAGACACTGTATTACTGACGGGACTTGCAGCTACCAGTGGATTATCAGGAGTCACGGCGACAGCGGGGACGGGAGTAACGATTAATGTGACCGGTTTGCAAGCAACCGGCTCAACAAACGCGGTTTTAGTTTGGGGTAGAATTACACCAGATGCGACAGTGACTTGGACAGAAATAGTTGCAACGCCTTAGTGAAGGAGAGGCAAAAATATGGCTACTTATGTAAATGATTTAAGATTGACAGAACTTGCGACGGGTGAAGGCAGTGGTACCTGGGGCACGACCACTAACACAAATTTGGAATTGATAGGAGAAGCTTTAAGTTATGGCACGGAAGCTGCTTTTAGCTCAGATGCTAACGCGACCACCACTGTGGCAGATGGATCAACGGACCCCGCACGATCTTTATACTATAAAGTTACCTCTGGAGCCTCACTTACTGCGACTCGCGAGTTGACGATTGCGCCAAACACCATGAGTCGGGTAATGATTATAGAGAACGCAACAAGCGGCTCACAAATTATTACAATTAAACAGGGCAGTGGCGCAACAGTCAACATTCCCAACGGCGGTGTCAAAATTGTTTATCTGGATGGCGCAGGATCCGGTGCCGCTGTTGTTGAAGCAACTGTCGATCTGGATCTGACAGGCACAACGACAATTGCTGCACTTACTGCTTCTGGCGCTATCACCTCTAGTGGCGTTATTACAGGCTCCACCGTTGAAGCAACTGGCGATACATCTGCTGGTGACAATGCGGCAATGGGCTTTACGTCAACGGAAGGTCTCATTTTGACAGGTCAAGGCTCGACCAACGATGTTACGATCAAGAACGATGCGGATGCGGATGTTCTTGAGATTCCAACTGGAACGACCAACGTCACTATTGTTGGTACGCTTGGCGTAGCTGGTGGTTCGACCAATGGCGTAGAAATCAGTCAAGGCGACATTGCATTAAAAAATGGTGGCACACAGTCGACCATTAAGTTTTATTGTGAAAGCTCAAATGCTCATTATGCACAGCTCCAAGCACCAGCACACAGTGCTTTTGATGGCAACAAAACTTTAACGCTGCCAGCAGTCACAGACACTTTAGCTGGAATTGCTGCAACCCAGACTTTGACAAACAAAACGCTTACGACACCTGTGGTAAACGCAGGACTTCAGTTGAAGAACGGTGCGACAAGTGCAGGGTTTTTAGAGTTTTTTGAAGACTCAGACAATGGTACTAATAAAGTTACATTGATCGGCCCAGCAAGCACCGCAGACATTACTTTGACATTGCCTAGTTCAGACGGTGATGCATCTCAGGCGTTGATAACAGATGGGTCTGGTGTTTTAAGTTTTTCAACAGCAAAACTAGTGGGTAAAGAAACCATCTATGTTCCAGCAGCGGCAATGTACCCAAACACCACAAACGGTTGTGCGGATATTGCACAAGTCGAACTATCGAATGGGCCAGAACTCAAATGTTTGGATTTTGACCCATCTTCTGATGAAAATGCTCAGTTTACCGTATGTTTTCCAAAGTCTTGGAACGAGGGAACTGTGACATTTCAAGCGTTTTGGACAGTCACTGGAACAAACACTGGCACAGTTGCATGGGGTTTATCGGGTGGTTCGATGGCTGATGATGCTTCGATTAACACAGCGTTTGGAACAAACGTGGTTGCGACTGCAAAAGCCTTCAGCGGTACCTCAAATGATATGACGGTTTCAGCAGAATCAGGTGCTGTTACTATTGCCAATGCGGCAGTTGATACTATGACGTATTTCCAGATCATGCGAGATGTAAGCGCGGATGATCAATCTGGTGATGCAAGACTATTAGGTATCAAGTTGTTCTTTACTACAGATGCGGCTAACGATGCGTAGAGGTAATTGACATGACAATGTTTGGCTACAATGTATTGGGTTTTGGTGTAGGCGGCGCACCTGTGACACTTTTATCTTGTGAATGTATCGTTTTGGCGGGAGGTGGCAGTTCAGGCGTCACCAATGCACAACGATCAGGCGGCGGCG